TGGCGGCCCCCAACAGGACAGGGATCAGCTTCTGTCCGATCGACGCTTCCAGGTTCTCGAACTCGGCTCTGAGGATCCTCTGCTGGTTCGCCAGCCCGCCGCTCGTGTTTTTGAAGTCGCCCTGCAGCTTGTTCGTCTGCTCCATGATCAACGCCAACCGGGCATGGGCCTTCTGGTTCGCGTCCAACTCGCCGCTGTGAAGCTTCATCCCCATCGCCGCGGCCTTCGCCTTGATCGCCGCATCAGACAGGCCGACACCGAACCGTTCCAACGGATCCGCCTCGCCCCGTAGTCCCGCCTGGATCGCCTCGAGCGCGTCAGGAACACTGGTGTTGAAGACGGATGCCATGTCGGCGGCGCGTTTCGCCAGCATCACCGAGTTCTTCGCGGCCCCCTGCATACTGAACCCCGCATTCCTCAACCCTGCCCCCAAAGGGGTGACGAGCTCGTTCGCCTCCCGCATCGACAAGCCCAGCCTGGACGCGCCCTTCGAGAACGCCAACACCTGCTTGGCCCCTTTGCCGAACACGACGTTGACGGCGTTCGTGGATTCGCCGAGGTCTGAGCCGGCGCTGATCGCCGACTTCATCCCGATAACCGCCGCCCCGATCCCGGCAGCGCCACCCAACAAAGCGGCCTTCTTCGCCAGCCCGCCAAAAGACCGGCCCAGGCTCGACGAATTCGCGTCCGCCTGACCTACCGCACGGCGAAACGAGCTCGCGTCACCGACGATCTCGACTTCAAGCTTGCGAGCCACGCTTCTCGATCCAGTCCCAGGTGTCCATCAGCTGCTCCGGCGTCATGGTGCCAACGTCAGACGGTCGGAGGGGGAGGAGTCCGGGCTGCCAGAACCGTTCAGAGGCTTGCCGGCCGGGGAGGGTTCCGAACCGTGATTCGAATCGTCGCCAGAAGTCACGGTAGAGCCTTCGGACTTTGGCGATGTTGCCGGGGGGCTCTGCCCGTCCTCGTCGTCGATGCTCAACTGGTCTATATCCGACAGCTTGATCTTCCCGATACTCTCGGAGATCTCGCGGCGTGACACGTCGGGCCGTGCCCGCATGACGGCGATCATCACGAACGCCTTGATCGCGCCCATCGGCATCCCCTCGCCCGGGACGAGCTCGGAGATGTTGTGGCCCGCCTCCTGCTCGAGCAGGATCGTCTCGTCCATCGTCAGACTGTCGATCTCAGGGAACTCGTACTCCTGCCCTTCTACCTTGATCTTCATCTAGAAGCCTTCCTTCCTGCCTAGCCGGTCCAGCATCCCCTCCACCGCCAGCAACACACGCGTCTCGTTCTCGGTGACGGACGGCAACAGGGCGCGGCGCATCTGCAGCGATCCGAAATCGCCGCGGGTGCCTGTGGTGCGCCGGCGGGACTGTTCTACAACGACCCTGCCGAAACCCTTAACCCGGCTCTTGAAACCAGCCGCGCTACGAGCGTCGATTCCGACGAAACGACTGCGAGCCCCGGCCGCCACGATCTCTCCTGCGGCACGTAGCTCAGCCTCCAGTTGCCGTTTGGTGCCGTCGTCGACGTTCTTGAGGGCACGGTGGAGCTGTCTGAGCCCCTTGACCTTGACCTGTCCCTCCACACTAGGAGGTGGGATATGTGATTCCCGAGCCGCCTGGTGCGTTGCGGAACTCGGCTGAAAACTCGGCAGCGTCGCCGATGGATGCGTCGATCGCGTTGTAGGTGAACAGCAGAGCCGACCCCAACAGGACTGCGGGGTTGGTGGCTGAACGTGCTGCGTTCGTGGCACGCACCTCGACCGCCACCGGGGTTGTGCTCCCGACCAGCGGCTGAAGGGTCGCATGGGTCTTGCCTGCCGAGAAGTCGGACAGGAAGTCGATCGTGATCGAGGCTTCACCCAGCCCTTTGGTTTCCTGGGTGTAGCCGGCACCCATCGCTGTGACATCGACCGGTGCCCGTGTGTCGACGGTATGGACGCCGCGCACATGGTCGGACAGGTCGACGCCGTTGACGAGCACCAACATGTTTGTTGCTGCGCCGACAATCGGCATCTACTTCGCTCCCTTCGGGTTCAGCCAGCCGGCGGCCACCACAGCCTTCTCCTGCTGGACAGACAGATCGAACTCATAGGACTTGCCCTTCTCCACCGACTGATCGTTGAGGAACGCCTGAGCCCATTCGAGTCCCTCGTCGGTCACCTCGTATTTCTTTGCCGCCATCCTCGCCTCCTACTGGACTGGGATCTTGAACACGCCGATCGTCACCGATGTCACACCGCTATAGGTGGTCGTGACGAGTCCGGTTGTCGGGTCTTGGAACAGGCCGCCCGGGAACGGGCCGAACAGCTTCGACTGTGCGTTCGTGACTGTTCCGCCGCCGTCCGCGATCGCGTTCCCGCCGACCGTGCCGGGGGTTGCGAACGTGACGGTGATCGGCGAGCCGCCGCCGTTGTTGACCCGCACGAACGTGTCCGCGCCCGGGGCGAACGCGTCGCCGCCGCCGGCGGCTGCAACCAAAGCGTTGTCGTCGCGGAACCCGGCCTGCGCGTTCACCGTGTTCACTGTCAGTGTTGCCATCTAGGTTCCTTTCGCTCTGAGTGTCACATGCCACTCTACGAGCAGCATCGGATTGCCAGGAGGATGCTCAACCTGCCTCCCCGGCGTCTGATCGGTCACCGTCAGATCCTCCACCAAACCACCAAGATTGTTCGAGCTCTCCAACAAGCCCCTGACCGACTGTGAGCCGGACGGAGCACAGAGCTCGTCCAGCAACATCTGGGCGCCAACGTCCGAGTTCAAAGACACGAACGCCTGCACCACAAACGTCCATTCGTTCAGCCCGTCCAGCAGGCTGTTCATCGAGTAGTTGAACACCACACCTGGGGGGATGATCTGGATCCCCGGCGGCGTCGGCTGAGCAAGAACATACGGCGAGACTTGTACGCCGTCCATGTCTAGCGTGTCGGCCATCGCCTGCCGGACAGCCGCGATGTTCACCCGGCCCGCACAGTCTCAGGGATCACCGAAACGGACACGCCGAGGAACGCGCCGAACTCCTGCGCGTCAGGGTCGTCCGGAGACAAACCATGCTCGAGCAGAGCTTCGTTCATCGCGTCACGCACCGCGTTCTGGTACTTCATCGCCATCTCCCCGGCGTGCTCCTCATCATCGACCTGGAAGATCATCTGTGACGTAAATAGCGCCAGCATTAGGCGATCATCGCCGGACGGGTGTACGGGGCCAGCAACCTCTGTACGTCCGGGTCGTTGCCGGGGATCCTGACAGCGCCTCCTTCGAGGTCGAACCCGATCACCCCGAACGCCGCCTCCCTGCTCCTCTTCAACAGCCTCGATGCCAGGATGGCGGTGGCCATCTTCACGTCGGCGGGCGGCGACGCCCACCCGAACGTGCCCGTCACCGAAACGCCCTGGGCGTAGTTCCTGGGGAACGTGTACCCGTTCAACGTCCGCAACACACTTGTCGGGGTTCCGACCTTGTAGTAGGCGGTGTCGGCCACCAGCGCCGTCCCCAAAGCGCTCACAGACGTGATGGTGGTCGCGTCGTCGATCAACAGATAGCTGTCGCTGACGGCGGTGTACTTGCGCGTCTCGCCGGGGGTGCCGAGATAGAACTGTGTGCCGGTGATCCCGTCCACCGCCCTCGAGGCAGCAACGACCGCTCTGGACAGGTCTGCGTCGGCAAACGTGGTGGAGCCCAAGCTGAGTGTTTCTTTGAGTTCGGCCACCGAGATGTATTCGTTCCCGGCGGCTGCGTGGGCTTTGACCTCGATGTAGAACTCGGGGGTGTCCTGAACGATGCCGCCCGACGTGACGCGCCACCAGGCCGCATAGTCGCCCGCCGTGTCCACATCGGCCGCGGCCCAGTCGTAGCGCACAACCCCGTTCACCGCGTCCGTGATCGTCGCAGCGGCATCCACCTTGAGAGTGGAGCTCCCGACCTGGCGCATCTGCAGCTTCACGGTCGCGCCTGTGAGGTTGACGGGCACGCCGTCGATCAGGATCGTGCCGAACAGCGACGGTGAACGGTTCCCGACGAAATGGACGATGTGGCTGTTCACTCGGACCCTATTTTGCCCC